AACCCGACCGCCAACCCGGCCGAGGAGTATCCGGTTGAGACCTGGTTCATCACGCGCAAGGTCAACGAGACGCCGGCCGCAATCGAGTTCGACCTCGGCTCGCCGCTGGACCTGCAAGGCGTCAAGTTGCCGAGGCGCCAGGTGGTGGCTGGCACTTGTCTCTGGGCCTATCGCTCGGGCGAGTGCGGATATGCCGGCGGGCCAGTGGCTACCTATGCCAACGTTCCGACCAGCGACCCTGCGCAAGATCAGTGCAGCCGCTCCATGACTGGCTGCAAGATGCGATTCGGTAACTTCGCCGAGCTTCCTTTTGGCGGCTTCCCGGGTATTGCCCGTGTTCCGAGACTCTGACCATGACCGAACTGCTCAATAAATGCCGGGCGGATGCGGAAGCGCATGCGCTGGCCGAGTATCCGCGTGAAGCTGTCGGGCTTGTGGTTGCCTCTCGCGGCAAGCCTCGATACGTCCCATGCCGAAACCAATCTGAAGAGCTGGATCACTTCATCCTGCACCCGGAAGACTACGCGGCGGCCGAAGATGCTGGCGACATCATCGCTATCGTCCACTCGCACCCGGACGCCGAACCGGCACCCAGCTTGCACGATATCGCCAGTCACGCGGTCAGCCGCATGGCGTGGTGGATTGTCGGGTTGAAAGATGGCGTGGCGACCTGGCACGAAATGCCGGCCGCGGGCGAGATGCCGCTGGAAGGCCGCGTGTTCGTGCATGGCTCCATCGACTGCTACACACTGATCCGCGACTACTACCGGCAGGAGCGCGGCATCGGCCTGCTCGATTTCCACCGGTCTGATGATTGGTGGCATAACGGCGGCGACCTGTACCGAGAGAACTTCGCCAAGGCCGGCTTCGTCGAGACGAGCACGCCGAGTAATGGCGACGTGGTCCTGATGGCCATCGGCAGCCCGACACCATGTCATGGCGCGATCTGGCTGGATGGCGACATCCTGCTGCACCACCTGTACGGCCGCCTGAGCTGCAAAGAGGTTTACGGCGCCGCATTCCGCGAGCGCACTACGCACTTCTTGCGCTATGAAGGGATGAATGCGCCTGACGTTGATAGGCGCACGATGAAGGACTGCGTGTCGCGCTTTTCGGGCTATGAACCAGTTTTCGGTGGTTTCCCAGTGCGCATATCCAGCGATCCAGAGTAGGCCCTGTATGTTCAAGGTATTGCCTGATAGAGTCGCCAAAACAAATGGAGGCTCACCATGCGGACAATTCTCACGATCCTTGCGCTGATTTCGTTGGCAGGATGCTCGACAGCGGGTCTTGAGAAGGACCAGCCGGTTTATTACGGTCAGTCCGCAAAGACTCCTCAGGAGTTTGCGCGATGCCTGGCTCCTAAGTGGCAAGAATTCAACTCGTCCACCAGCTCGATCGAAACAGAACGGGGGTACAGGATTGCCGCGTCGGCTGCCTTCACGGGTACGGTCGCGCTCGCCGTCGTTGATAAAGCAAGTGGTGGCTCTGATGTTCGCGTTTTCCTGCCAGTGGACTGGGCGGGGACCAAAGGATGGAAGGACACGGCTCGAACATGCATTTGAACCGCTGAGAAAACAAAGCCGCCTACGGGCGGTTTTTTATTGCCTGGAGAAAAGTATGACCGCTGCCAACAACAAGGCCATGACCGTGATTTTTCTGTCCGGCAGCCTGGCCAAGGCCTTCGGTCGCCAGCACTTTCGCCAGCTTGAAACCGGAACCGTCGTCGAGGCATTCAGCGCACTGAAGCACACGCTGAACGGGTTCGAGGACTTCATTCGCGACTCGGCCCGTCGCGGCCTGCGCTACGCCATCTTCCGTAACCGTGAAAACGTCGGGGAAGGTGAGTTCGCTCTCAGCGGGACCACCGAGATACGTATCGTGCCGGTTATCGCCGGCAGCAAGAGCGGAGGCCTGTTTCAGGTAGTGCTCGGGGTTGTCCTGATCGTGGCGGGCGCATTTATCACAGGCGGCACCTTCGGGGCGGGCGCTCCATTCGGCTCGGCCATGATCATGATGGGTGCATCGATGGTCCTTGGCGGCGTAGTCCAGATGCTCACGCCAGTGCCAAAAGCGGGCAATCAACAAGAACAGGCCTCCACCGAAAACAAGCCGAGCTACCTCTTCAACGGCGCATTCAACTCCACGCAGCAAGGCCTTCCGGTCCCGGTCGTTTACGGGAAGATGCTGGTCGGCTCAAGCATTGTTGCAATCGGCACCTGGGCAGAGGCGATCCCCGCATGAGCGAAGTCATTGTTGGCCGCAAAGGCGGCGGCGGGAAAGGTGGTGGCGGGGGTGGTTCTTCGCGCGCAGCTGTCGAGGCGCCGGACAGCCTTCGCTCTCGTCAGCATGTACGAGTGCTGCACGCGCTCGGTGAAGGTGAAATCGAAGGGATCGTTGGCGGCAATCAGGGCATTTACTTCGACGACGTACCACTGCAGAACGCCGATGGCAGTTACAACTTCACCAACGTCAGTATCGATACGCGCCCGGGCACCCAGTGGCAGGCGTACATGCCGATCACTGGGCTTGAGGCTGAGCAGTCCGTTGGCGTTGAAATGAAGCTCGCCATTCCGATCGAGCGCGCCGTCACCGACCAGGACGCTGACGCCGTAAGGATCACGGTAAGCACCCCTCAGCTCTCCGAGCAGAACACCCAGAATGGCGACACAAATGGGTCGTTTGCTGCGTTCAGGATCGAAGGGAAGCTCGGAACCGGCGCTTGGCTGCCTCTGTGTGGGGATATCGGCATCAGCGGCAAGACCATGAGCCGCACGCAGTTTTCCTATTACGTGCGACTGCCAGCTTCTGGCGGATTGCCGCGCTATGTACGGGTTCAGCGGATATCTGCCGACTCGACCAGCGCAGCTATCCAGAACCGCACCTTCTTCGACAGCATGACGCTGATCTGGGACGAGAAACTGCGCTATCCGAACACCGCGATGTTGGGCCTCTCGATCGATGCTCAGCAGTTCGCCAGCATTCCGCGCATGTCGTTCCTGATCAAAGGCATCAAGGTGCTGGTGCCGAGCAATTACAACCCACTGACTCGGGCGTATACCGGTTCGTGGGATGGTTCATTCACCAGAGCTTGGACCGATAACCCGGCCTGGGTCTGGTACGACATGCTCACCAACACCCGCTACGGGCTTGGCGGCCTGCTCGACGCAACGCTAATCGAGAAATATTCGCTCTACAGCATAGGTCAGTATTGCGATGCTCTAGTGCCGGACGGATACGTCGGCATGGAGCCACGCTTTACCTGCAACCTGGCACTGACCACGCAATCAGATGCTTGGAAGCTGGTCAACGACATGGTGTCGGTGTTCCGCGCCATTTGCTTTTGGGCTGGCGGCTCGCTCACGGCTGTGCAGGATGCTCCGCGTTCCGCCAGCCGCTACCCGTTCAACAACTCGAACGTGGTCGGTGGCGAATTCAACTACCAATCCGTTGCCTCCGACCAGCGCTTCAACGTCGCCGCAGTGACGTGGAACGACCCGCTCCAGCAATACAAGCAGTCGGTCGAGATCGTCGAACGCCCCGACCTGATTGCCAAGTGGGGCCGAATCCAGCAGAGCGACGTGGTGGCCATTGGCTGCACCTCACGCGGTCAGGCTCGCCGTCTGGGTCGCTGGTTGCTGTACGCCGAAAGCGAGGCGGTGACGTTCGCCACGGGTGCGGATGGATCTGTGCCGCTTCCGGGCGACATCATCGATATCGCCGATGCCAACCGTGCCGGCGCCAGGAATGGTGGGCGATTGCTAGCTGGCAGCACTGCCTCGACGCTCCTTCTTGACGCGCCCATTGGGACGGCAGGCGATGGCGTGGTCGGGGTGGTTCTGTCTGACGGCAGCTACGTGTCTGCGTCCGTTACGGTCGCCCCTGGCGCAACCACAATCACCGTGTCGCCTCCACTGGCTTCCGATCCATTGGCTTCAGCCCCATGGGCATTTTCCACCGCAGCGCTGGAAACGCAGAAATTTCGAGTCGTCGGTGTTTCCGAGGGTGATGACGGGACCTACGCAGTCAGCGGTATTGCCTACGACCCCGACAAGTTCGACGAGGTCGAATTTGGCACTCCGGACGTTGACAATCCGACCAGTATCGTAAACTTCGGTGCTCCGGACCCAGTAGGTCAACTAACGTTCCTCGAGTCGCTGTACGACACCGGAACAGGGTTGGCAGGAGCAAGGCTGTCGGTCAGCTGGACACCGCCAGCACGCGCGATGCGCTATGAGATCGAGGTCAAAAAACCGGGCGGGAACTGGGAGTTTGTTGCCGAGCTGTCGACGCCGAGTGTTGATTTTGACTCAGCCTCTTCTGGGGAATGGTCGGTTCGGGTGACGCCGAAATCGGTGCTTGGCATCCCAGGCCCTGCATTCGTGCAGACCTACATCGCCCAGGCACTGCTGGCGCCACCTTCGGCACTGATCGGTTTGCGCCTTGACGTGATCAACAGCGTGGCAACCCTGGCCTGGGACCCGGCACCTGAGCTTGACGTGAAACTTGGCGGCAGCATCAGTATTCGCCATTCGCGCAACACCTCGGCGAACTGGGATGCAGCGCTGCCTCTGGACGAAGTGGCTGGGCGTTCGACGTCGGCTGTCGTTTCGCTGTTGCCTGGCAAGTACTTGGCTCGTGCGGTCGACTCCTCGGGCGTCGGCGGTCCGGTGACTGAGGTGTGGTCCGATGCTCAGGTGCCGCTGCCCACCAACGTGGTGCTGACGGTTACCGAATCACCAGCCTTCCCAGGTGTGGCAGTCAACGCGACCTCATCGGGCGGCCTGCTGAAAATGGGCGGCTCTGGTGCTTTCGATGACATTCCTGACCTTGATGCGCTGCTGGTTGAGATCGACAAGACGGGAGGCTCGCTGCTCTCGTTTACCTACAGCTTCGTTGCGCCTTCTGATCTTGGCTATGTCTATGACTGCCGTCTGACCGCCGATGTTGTGGCAGCGCTGTATGACGATGGCACTTACATCGATTACATCGCCGATTTCGACACCATTACCAGTTTGGATGGAGATCCTCCAAACGGCGCCACCCTGTCGTTGTGGGTGCGCACCTCCGACGTGTTCCCGGAGGTTTGGTCGGCCTGGAAACCGTTTGTTGTCGGTGATTACCGGGCCCGCTTGTTCGATTTCGAGCTGCGCGGTTCGGTGCAGCAGACCAACAACTGGATCGATGTCTCGAAGCTTGAGGTGGTGATCGACATGCCTGATCGCATCGAAAGCGGCAACGACATCGTTGTTCCTGCCGGCGGCCTGACTGTTACCTACTCGCCGCCATTCAACGCCTCCCCAGCCGTCAGCATCACTGCGCAAAGTCTGGCAGCGGGCGATTGGCCGGACGTGTCCGCCAAAACGGCAACCGGCTTTACGGTCGTTATCCGCAATTCCAGTGGGGTCGCCCAATCAGGCCGCTCGATTGACTACATATCTAAGGGGTACTGATTTATGTCGCAACACGATATGGACGTTGCAAACGGCGCGGGAGTCGTTGTTCGAGCTGACATCAACGACGCACTCAAGGCGCTCGCGTCCCTGAGCAGCGGACCTTCTGCGCCTAGTCCGTCGTTCCCATGTCAGGTGTGGGCCGATACCGGGACAAGTCGCCTCATGCGCCGCAATGTGGCGAACTCTGCGTGGGAAGATCAGGGTCCGCTTGATGCGGCGCTACGCGATGCGTCAAGTCAAGGAGAGTTCGCCGCAGACACCGGCACTGCCGGCGCCTACGTGTGCAACTTCGTTCCGGCGATCACTGCGCGAAGCGAGAGCACACCGCTGCGCTTCAAAGCAGCCAATGCCAACCCGGGTGCCAGTACCATCAATGATGGTATCGGCACAGTTGCTTTAGTCGGGACTACTCATGCCGCGCTCATTGGCGGAGAAGTGATCGCCAACGGTATTGCCTGGGTTCAATGGAATGCAACAGTTGGCGCCTATGTTCTCCTGTTCTGCACAGGCGCGACCGGCCCTACTGTCAATCAGGTGCAGACCGCCTTCACTACCGCAGGTACGGCGCCGGCGTTTACGCTGACACCGGCGCCGGCGCTCGGAGGTTATGCTGCGAATCAGCGTTTTCGCGTGAAGTTCAACGCGGCAGCCGCGACCAGCGGAACGCTGAACGTCTCTGGGCTCGGTGCGAAAAACCTAAAGCAATACGATTCGACTGGTGCCAAGGTGACGGCCGTCATTGCATCCGGCCAGCTTGCCGACGTTGAGTACGACGGCACGGACATGGTGATTCTTAACCAGCTCCCCCTCAGCGTAGCGACCTTGACCGGTCAAATCTCGGCGGTCGCGGGCAGGGCGACTGACTTGGAGTTCGGGTACATCTCGACGAACCAAAGCTTTTCAAATGGCGGTAGTTTGACATTAAGTCATGGGCTTTCGGGAAAACCGCTGCGCGTAACATGGGTGTTGGTTTGTTTGACGGCTGAAGCCGGATATCCGGTAGGTGCTGAGGTGTATATCGGTGAGAGTCAGGCCTCAGCCAACTCCACCAACTCCTATGGCATTACCGCAGAAATCACCAGTACGCAGATTTTGGCAAACATCGGCACGCAGGGACTTGTGGTCATTAATAAATCATCGAAACAAGCCAGTGTTATCACTCCGGCATCTTGGGCGTTAAAAGTAAAAGCGAGCAAATCATGAGCACATCAGAAAACAATGCCGTGATAGGCGGACCTCAGAAATTTTATGTTTCAGCGACTGGTGCTTACATGGGCTCGGTCTCCAGCGCGCCAGATTCGCCAGATACTTACGATGTTCCGGCCGACTGGATTGAAGTCTCCAGCGGACCCAGCTATGCCGATCAGATCTGGCTGTTCCCTGGATGGGGGCCTAGCCCTTCACAACTGCGCGCAGTAGAGAGCGCATGGCGGGAGTCTGAAATGGCAATCGCACTGCAGAATGTAACAGCAATCCAGTTCGAAGACCCCGATGCCCTCCCGGGGACAGAAGCCCAATGGAAATCCTATTGGATCAAATTAAAAAGTTGGGTCGAAGGCAAAGGATTTTTCCCCGACATCACTAAACGGCCGGTTCGTCCAGCCTGACCTCATACGAGCAGCGCCATAGTCCGCCTTGAGCGGTTTTTTTTCGCCTGGAGAAAACCATGCGCGACATCTGCAAAGCGCTCGCACAGTGGGTCTTCCTGCTGGTGTCGAATCTGATTCTCGACTTTCTGGGGCTGTTTGTGGTGGCTGCGGCGATCCCGTTCCGTGTACCTGGTGTCAGCGGAAGCGATGGCCGCCAGATCGTCAACCTACCGCGCTGGGTCTGGCTGTTTGGCAACGACTACGACGGCCTGCTCGGCGACAAGCGCGGCTGGTGGGCTGCCAACACGCCATTCGGCTGGCCGGTCGACTCATTCATGGCGATGTGGTGGCGGGCAGCGATCCGCAACCCGGTCAACAACATGCGGTTCGTGAAGCTTTGGCAGGCGCCGGTGGATGGCAGCACGATCACTTACCGCGGCGACTACACCGTTGAGGACAGCCCGGGCCAGGCTGGTTGGCAGTTCGTCATCGTCGAGAACGGCGGCAAGCACTGGTACGGCTTCTACTGGGTTCACCAGTGGAATGAAAAACACGCTTTCGTTGTGCGGTTCGGCTTCAAGGTCAAGCCCAGTCATGCGGGCGCGACCGAATAACCCAAAGGCATGACCACCAAAATTAATCCCTGGAAGGCGCTCTGACATGCCCATCACCGCGCAGCAACTGCTGCAGATCCTCCCGAGCGCCGGCAAACAAGCCGGCGTTTTTGCGTCTGCGCTGAACCTGGCCATGGATCGCTACCAGATCAACACCCGGTTGCGCATGGCGGCGTTCATCGCCCAGGTCGGACATGAGTCCGGCCAGTTCCGATACGTGAAGGAGCTCGGCGGCGACCAGTACCTGAGCAAGTACGACACCGGCGCGCTGGCCAAGCGCTTGGGCAATACGCCTGAGGCCGACGGCGACGGTCAGAAGTACCGCGGGCGTGGACTGATCCAGATCACAGGGCACGACAACTATCTGGCGTGTAGCAAGGCGCTGTTCGGCGATGACAGGCTGCTTCGGGCACCAGAACTGCTCGAGCAGGCTGAGTGGGCGTGCAAGTCGGCGGCGTGGTACTGGAATTCCCGCGACATCAATGCGCCGGCGGATGCTGGCGATCTCAAAACGGTCACTCGCCGCATCAATGGTGGCCTGAATGGCTTTGATGAGCGCCTCGCCTTCTACGAAACCGCTCTGAAGGTGCTGCCATGAATCCGCTCCTTCTACGAATCCTTCCTTATATAGCTGCGTTGCTGCTGGTAGCTGGTGCGCTGTTCGGCGCCTATCACCATGGCGTGAGTGTCACCGATGCCAAGTGGTTGTCGGCCTGGCACCAGCGCGATGCTGACGACAAGTCCGCCGCACTCGAGAACGAAACCCGAGAGCGCGCCAAAGAGCAAGCCCGCCAACTCTCCATCAACAAGGTGATTCAGGATGGTCAACGCACGATCGATCAACTCACTGCTGACGCTGCTGCTGAGCGCGCTTCTCGTAGCGGGGTGCAGCTCGAAGCCGATAAGCTTGCCGCTCGACTCGCAGCCCGTCAGGCCGGCGGCCATTCCTGCACTGCCGCCACAAGCGCGGCAGCTACCCGTGCCGTCATGGTGCTTGCCGACCTGTTCAAGCGCGCTGATGAAAGAGCGGGCGATCTGGCAGGATATGCTCAAGACAGCCATGCCCGCGGAGTGACATGTGTGCAGGCCTTCGATGGACTCGGGCAATAAAAGCGTGATACATCAAACACGTAGATTATATGTGGATGAAAGCTATTGAAACTATTGGCTTAACAGCGATTCTGGAACCTCGAGCTCATCTCCGAGTTTTGCAGTTACAATGGCGCGGCATGCGGCGATCAAGAACGTAGGGCCACCAACACCAAGTTCTGTTGCTTCAACCCCAGACCAGTCACTTACTGACGTCCACTTATCACAGTCCTTGAATGCGCTTGTGTTAATAATGTCAAGGCCGTACTTCTCAATAATTGGCCCGCATTGAAACCAATTCTCAGAAGGCTCCCAATCGGATATGCCGCCATCGCCTTCCCCTGCATACCAGTAACCGCAGATGTCGTACTTTACGAACCCTGGTGCGCAGTTAAATTCAGCCTTTGCCACAGCCCAGTCAAGCGCCCGTCCAGACAAATCTGAAACCTTTACCTTTGGCATAATGGCACCTCATGTTGAATTGCGATGATCTATCTTAACCGATAGATATTATCCAGTCTGATAAGACTGGGGGAAATTTGGTGCAATGATTCCCCCAAAACGTGTGGAATGGTGTTGTGTCGGTATGCGTCGAAAGTGAGGCCCTGAAGGGGTCCGCTGGAAATTCCACCAATGATCATTGAGGGCGAAAACGGATTCGAAATCCGTTGTACCTTCACCGGTACCTAGGGTTCGAATCCCTATCTCTCCGCCATATTTAAAGGCCCCGAGCGCATTTTTGCCTCGGGGCCTTTTTTGTTTTTCTTGTAATTGGGGGAATTTTGGCACAGTTGCTCTCCGTGCCATTCCCCCAAGCAGGCGTTATGATCCGCCAATGGCCTCTTACGAAAAACGCGGCGAGACATGGCGCGCCCAAATCCGCCGGAAGGGTTATCCCCACCTGACTGCATCCTTCGACACCAAGGCAGAAGCCCAGCGATGGGCCGCCGAGATTGAGGGTGATATGTCGCGCTCGCGATTCGTTGACACTCGTGAGGCGGAGAGCACCACGCTCAATGAAGCCTTAACGAGGTACGTTAACGAGGTCAGCGAATCGAAGAAGGGATCAGCGCAGGAGAAGGTCCGGGCCAAGAAGTGGCAGAAGTCGGAATGGGCCTCGAAGTCACTGGCCGCGATACGCTCCAGCGACATGGCTGCGTACCGCGATGCTGAACTCAAGACCGGGAAGTCCACGGCCACTGTTCGGCTGAACCTGGCGCTGATCAGCCACCTTTATACGGTCGCGGCGAAGGACTGGGGCATCCAGGGGCTGAAGAACCCATGTACGGCCATCCGCATGCCGAAGGGCAGCAAGCAACGGGAGCGCCGCCCGAGCACCGCCGAACTGAAAGCGCTGTACAAGCACGCCGGCGAAGTGAATGCCGAACTGCCAGTCATCATCGAGCTGGCAGTCGAGACGGCCATGCGCCGGTCAGAGCTGGTCATGCTGCGGAAAGATCAAATCAGAGGGAAAGTCGCATTCCTCGAAGACACGAAGAACGGCGAGCGCCGATCCGTCCCGCTGTCAAAGCGGGCGGTGGAGCTCTTGGAGGGATTGCCGACGCCCATTGACGGCGGCAGGTTCTTTCATTTGAAGCTGGACAGCGTGAGCAACTATTTCGCGCTGGCCTGTGAAGCGGCGAAGATCAAAGACCTCCGCCTTCACGACATGCGCCATGAGGCGACCAGCCGTCTGTTCGAGCGCGGCCTGTCCCTTATGGAGGTGGCGAGTATCACCGGGCACAAGACCCTGGCAATGCTCAAGCGGTACACCCACCTTTGCCCGAACAATCTCGCCGAGAAGCTGGGGTAGCATCACGCCACCCCGCGCAGTGTCGGCGGAACATTGCGCTTTCGCCCGACCTTCACCGCCTTGTTCTCCCCATCCCGACAGGCCACCAGAAAGGCCAGCACGTCCCGTCTCAGCCAGCAGTGTCTGGTCCCCATCTTGAAGCTCTTGGGCAGCCAGTCCACGCCCCGGCGCATTCCCTCTCTGACCGACGCCTCAGTTCGGCCAAGCATCTTGCCCAGCCCCTCTACATATACAATCTCGGCTTCCTCGCTCATCTCAGCCCCCTTTCCCCATATCCGCATCAATGGTCGAATCCCAGTCTTCCGGCAGCACGTTTGCTTCCAAGCGCTCGAGCAGGCCGCCGTCGTGCCATATGGCTTTGAGGTGCTGGTAGCGTTCGGAATTCTTGCGCAGCGCCTCGTTCTCGGCGATCAGCGCAAGCACAACGTCTGCCTCGCTCGCTTCGCCGTAAAGGACTGCTGCCTTCGAGTTTTCGGCGAATGTCGAGTGCATGACCATTGCCGCTTCGGCCAGACGTTTTAGTTCGCTGTAGTCGGTCATGGCTTCACCTCGCCACCGAAGTCGCCGACAGCTTCAATCTGCGCGGCGCGCCATTCCGTGTATGCGGCCAAGTTGGTGAAGTACTGTTGCTCTGGCAGCGACTTGATTGCAGCCGCGAAACCGTTCCTGTAGCCGTCGGCGTCAGCATTCGCCACGTCGATGCTGGTCGGGGTCGTCAGCCCGCCGCGCAGGTGCTCGATCATCTGCGCCTGGTGGGCGATGGTGGCGTTGGCTCGCGTCAGAGCTTCGGCATAAACACGACCAGCCTCTGGGTGGCCTGTGCTGATACTTGGCTCCGGACGGATCTCCATATACTGCTTTGCCGTGCAACCCATGAGATCGGGATACCCACCTTCACGCCCCATGCGGTGAGTTCCATTCACGACGGGGATTCCCGCTTGGCAGCCGTCACATTGATTTTTCATGCTTTTCTCCAGTTAGCAGCCGACACCCGAGCCCAGCGCTCTTGGGTGACGATGATGAAATTGCGGATACCGGTCAGGACCTTGTGCATCTCGCCGTCGAACTCGACGAAACTGTCTTTCTTGCGGATATCGGGGACGCGGTCGATGGTGTCGAGCAGCTTTCCCGGGCGACCGTCTGCGTTCTGTTCGTGGATATCAAACTGCATGGCGCACCTCGCTGATCACTTTCATCATGCCCTTGGCGTAATCCGCCGGATGGACTTTTGCCGCCTCTTCCAGATTGCACACCATCGTCTCCACCGGGCCGCGCTCATCGAACATGCAGCGCGGCAGGTAAACGACAGATGCAAGCATTTCGGCCGCGTAGACACGGCCTTCTCTTTCTTCAATGCGAGACATGGGGATGCTCCGTTAATCGAAGTCGTTGGTGAGGGTTATCCGAGCTGGCGGGATTGTCTCGAGCGTGGAAAGGTTCAGCAGCGTGAAATATCCGCGATCCGGTATCCAACCAGCTGTATCGATGTGAATGACATTTCCGATGGTGGCGGGTGCGCCTAGTGGGGTATGCCCGACGACCATGGCCCGCAAACCCTGAACTCCATCCATCTCAAGCTGCTCAATCCTTCGGCGCGACCACATACAGCTGTTCTGCACCAACTTCAGCTGCTTGTTGCTATCTGGTGATTCCAGCTCGGAGCGCAACTGGTCCCAAGATGGGAACGGACAGTCCGCATGTACGATGCCGATCAGGCCATGAGCCGTCTCGACTTCGATGGCAATTGGCAGTTCAGCGAACTGCACAGCGAACTCTTTCTGCTCGAACAGAGACAGCCCGGCGAACCATGAGCCGCCGTTGTAGACCCAGTTGTCCACGTCGCACGTATCGAAGCGCACCACGTAATCGTCATGATTGCCGCGTACCGGGTGAAACCACGGCTTGGCCAGCCAGTCGAGCGCATCACGGCACTCAGGCCCACGGTCAACCAGATCGCCGACACTGAACAGACGGTCAACGGCAGGATCAAATCCGATGTCGTCCAGTGCGGCTTGCAGCCGGGTGAAGTGTCCGTGAATGTCGCCAACCGCGAAATCTCGGCCAGCAGTGTTTGCGGCGAAGCGCTTCACGCGCGACACCTCGATAGTTTCGAGCATGCGAAGTTCTCCGGCCGGCAACCGGCAGAGTTGAGATTGAATTAGGGGTTTACAACTGGAGGGATGAAGCTCAGCGGACGTAGACGAAGTAGAACCAGGCGAGGGCGATCATTTATTCAGCTCCTTGACCTTGTCGAGGCAGGCGTTCCATTCGTTGTTGGTGTCATCTTGAGAAAACCACTCCATCGAATGAGGTTCGTGCAGGTTTTCCGTCTTACGCTCAGGCAACACCACCGCTACCGGCGCGGGCGGCGAGGTGTAGAGTTTCGTGTCGTATGGGATTTTTGAAAGATCAGCCAAGACTGCGATTTCACGCTCGCCAAATGCTTCTGGATCTCCAAACTTCGATACCACTTCAGCCACCGGTTGGCGCTCGACGACTGGGGCACCATTGCCGGATTCAAGGTAGTGACAGCCACCCTCGTTGCACGCCCATGCACCCTGCCCGCAGATACCGCACTTTGCTGGCTCGACGGCCGTGGCGGCGAGAAGGGCGCGCAGCTCTTGAGCCTCACAAGGCGATGGATAGCCGCATAAAGCTGCGTCCTCAATAGACTTAAGAAGTGACTCCGCCAGCTCCCGCGACATGGTTACGGTTTTATCGTTGGTCATGGCTTTCACTCCAGCTCTTCGCGGATGTAGTTGATGATCACGCCGGCAACCTCGATACACTTAAGGGCTCGGGGCTCGCCCTTGATAGCCAAGGCGCGCATGGTGGTGCGCTCGACCGCTTCCGTAGTCAGTTCGCGGCCGAAAAACTCAGACATCAGCGTCTTGGCAATTGCCTCGACACGCTGCCCGTCTTCGGCGTCGTATGCCGCACAAACGTTTTCCATGAGGCTCATTCGCTTGCTCCCGATTCGGTGGGTTGAAGTGCTGCGTCTATAATGTCGGCTTGCGCATCTTCCCAGCCATAGCCGCCACCTGATCTCAGCACTTCCGTCGTGTTCATGAGCAGAACTTCAAGCTCTGAAGCCCTGACAGAGTGGTCTGTGACCATCTTGATGGCGCACTTGTACAATCCATCAAGCTCCGAATTCCGCTGCTCGGCTGCGGTCAGGCGCTGCTGAAGGTCATCGCGCTCGTTCATGAACTCAGTCCGCTCAGCAGTGCGGCGACCGGCAATGCCCTGCCACTTGGCCAGCTCTTCCCGCAGCGCAGCCAGCTCGGATTGGGCGGTTTCGTAGTTTTTCGAAAGATTTTGCAGCTCGGGAATCGACTGAATTACATCCCGCGCTGTAACTGACCATTTTTTAACTATTTGGCCGCCAGCCCAAGGCTTTCCTCCTGCGATTCTGAGGTTGTTCAGATAGGCGCAGTGAATCGATCCCTGCCATTTCACTACTTCAAGCTCATAGCGAATTTCATTACTCATAATGCCTCCGACATTCCGTTATGAAAGATGCAGCACCAAAGCGCCGCGGTGATGATCGATAGCAGCGCCCAGCCAGCAATGAAATTTACGAGCATGACTGAGCCCTCATGGCACGGAGTTCCTGTTGAAAGGTGACCCGGCTGAAACCAATTTTTGTCTCGACGTCGTACCAGGTTGAGCCGGCGGCGCGCATGTCGAGTGCCATGGACAGATATTCAGCGGTGAGCTGCTTGGGACGGCCCTTGTTCCCGAGCACGATCCCGGCAGAGTTGAGGTAGCGCACGACCGTCGGGTATGAGCACCCAGCCGCATCAGCAATGCTCTCAGCCGAATGCCCCGCAGCGTGCATCGTGTAAATCAGCCCGATCGAGTCAGGCGATAACTTGGCGGTCATGGCTCATTCCTCTGTGCGTGTTCCCGCTTCCGGGCTTTCGAACATGCTTTATGATTTCCGGTGCTGCGCGGCTTCTGGCAGTAGGTGCAGAAAAATCCGAGCTCCAAATAGCCAGCCTTGAGCTTTCCTTTGGATGACATAGGGCCTCCCGGTGGCGGGTGAAGTTAAGGGGGAAGGGGTTAGGCACTGAACAGACTGAGCTGCTGTTCCTGCAGATGTTGTTCCTGCTGTTGGAGAACGCTCTGTTCCTGGGCGTAAGCGATGCGAGCCTTGGCGATCGCCATGTACGCAGAGTCACGCTCAATCCCTACGAAGTCGAATCCTTCGAGAACTGCGGCTTTCCCGGTGCTGCCAGATCCCATAAATGGGTCGAGTGCTCGGCCGCCTGCCGGAGTGACCAAGCGTAGAAGGTAGGCCATGAGTTCTGTTGGCTTGACGGTGGGGTGGTTATTCCCCTTGGTGTCTGTTGTCTCGACCTTGCGCAAGGTGTTCCCCTGCTTAAACTGTGGCCCTGGATTTTCCAGGCCTTCATGGCGATCTATGCGACTTGTTTTGGCGCAATAAAAGAACCTGGCAGCGCTTCCGCTGTCTTCGCGTGGCGTGTATTGCTTCCCGCCGTGACTCAAGGCCCCATAACACACGCCACGAGACCGCTGGTTGTCGCTGCTTGGTCCTGCCTGCCCAGGAGCGTCTGGAAATGCAGCGATGACTTCGGGGCTGCCGTCGTGTATCAAATTGGCCGGCCATCTCCCAGACGGGTCACCCCCTCTAATCCCTGGAGTGGCAGCAAAGTTTGTGCCTCCTTTGCCCGTATATCTCTGCGCTTGTGAAGCCTCTCCGATTCTTTCCTGACTTTCCCCTGTAGGGCTTACTCGGCAAGCATCAATGTTTATCGCGCCGGTACCGAACTCCAAAACGTTACATAGCACCGTGCCGATCATAGGTTTTCGCGCCATGCAGATTGGTTCGTGCGCTGGCTTGAGCGCAGTACCCCAGCCTTCATGGTCACCCTTAAGATTGTGTGACTTAGGGAAACCAGAACCGAACACCCACATGATCTGGTCTCGGATCTCAAAGCCCGCCATCTCAATACCTATAGCCATATGGTGATAAGTGCGGGCGGCCCCGAATGAAAGCAAATGCCCGCCAGGCTTTAAAACACGAAAGCACTCCGCCCAAACATCTACGCTAGGAACATCTCCATCCCATTCAAGGCCCATGAAGCCTTTCATGACCGCACCTTCCGTAGCTGCGCTTCTGCCTCCTGGCCTAGCGCTAGTCAATCCATACGGAGGATCGGTGACCACGCTATCTACCGAGTTGGCAGGCATGCCGCGCAGCACCTCGAGGCAGTCGCCCAGGTGTAGTTCGTATTTCATGGGGGATTTCCAGTCAGGCGCCGCTCTCCGTGACCGGATGCGACAGTGATTTAATGGTTCGTGACATGCTGCCGTGACGGCAATCAGGCAGGAGTGCGAATATGCTCTTGCAGCGTTTCGTCAGACATCCGATCCGCCGCCCAGATGAGCCGCGATACGACGTCTTGCTCTTCCGTGATGTCGAGCCGCGTCATGAGGCTTTTCAGGCGGGCGTCATCGTTGTGGTATAGGTCCAGCGATATGCGGCGGGAAAGTAGGCGGGCGAGACGTTCTGATTCGGACTGCTTGTCCCGGTCGCGCTTCTCTTGCTGGCGTTGCGCGGGTGTCTTGACCATGTTCAACCTCTTCAATTCCGTGGGCTGGCAGATCCAGCCATGTTTGCCGTCGGCGTTCTCGCGCCTGATTGCTGATTCGCCTCATGCTGCGACCTTTTGCTGATTCCAGGCTCCGACCGCTTCGAAGATCCTGGCTGCATGGGCTTCGTCGAGCGAGACGGATTCAGGTATGGCAATCCAGCCCGAAGCCACCATCTGAGTCGGGTTGGCTGAGTCGCGCAGTTCTCGGTAGCAATGCTCGATCACGTCGGCCAGATGGTCGGACAGGTAGACGCCATCAGGCGCCACTTCGACCGACTTGGTGTAACGGTCGCCGCGAGCATCAATGCACATGACGCTCAGGTAAATCGTCCAGCGGTGAGGAATTCCGCACACGGCCTGGCCAATCTTTCCGGGCGCGATGTTCTTGAACGACTTGTAGTTGATCATCCCCTGTCGGCCGCTGGGGTCGATGTTCACGACTGCGACGTGGTTGCTGCTGAGCAACGCCCGGCAGGACCGCTCGATTCGATTCTTGAGGCTGTGATGCTTGCGAACCTTGCTCATGCGGCCCCCGGCGTTCTGACAGGAAAATCGATCTCGTGCTCGGCGATCAGGCGCAGCAGCACTTTCGGGTTGATCTCCAGCTTTCTCGCGCAGGCCGCCCGGGTGCAGCCGATGTC